ATAGTGTTTCAAATCGAATGCCATTGTTTCTCCTTTAACCTAACGGTCCAGCTTCGCCTCTTCTATTATAGGCATCTTGGACTACGCCAGTTATAACTTGTTTATTATCTAATAAGAACTCTACGCCTTGCTGAGTATCAATAGCTTGTATCTGGAATGTAACATTTAATGGTTGTTGATTTACCATTGCTAATTCTTCATTTGCTACAACCGTTCCTGATGTATTAGGGACAAAGAGTTCCGGGCCTCTTTCACCTACGACATAAGGAGTGCCTGCTTTTGCAGGGCCACCATCTGCTAAGAAGCCTCCTAATGCGGCGCCTATTCCAAACAATGCACCAAGCGGACCCATAGAAGCCATAAAGCCTCCAGCACCTGCTCCGCCACCGCCGATACCCATGATTGAATTTTGAATATTTCTAATTAATGGTGAGACGATAAAGTTTTGTATTAGTGCATTTACAATTTGTTTTACAACTGATAATGCAATGTCTTGCATAGCTTCGAAACCATCTTTCATTCCAAATACAACATCAGTCATTGTAGATGAGATAGTCATACCCATCTGTCCAAAGGAATCTGATATTTGTTGTGCCGCCGCAACGCCTCTGCTGGTCATTGTTCCGCCTAACTCTATACCAAATGCTTCTGCTGTTTCAATATATTTACTTAAAGATACTTCACCTCTTTTGAATGCTACATCTAAACCAGTTTGAACACCTATATTTCTTTTTGTAATTCTTTCTAATTCTTGTTCTTCTTTTTTTAAGTCACTTAGAATTTTTACAGTATCATCTACATTTTGCAAAGTATCATCAGTCAATCCTCCAGGTGCTATTACTCCTTGAAGGTTCATAGCCATCATTTTCATGTTTGCTACTGTATCTTCTGCGGCTTTTTTAGATTTCTCTTGCATGCCTTTCATCATTAAGTCAAATTCTTCAAGGACTTCCATACGCATATCAGGAACAATAGATCCACCGACAACTTTTTGATACATGTCTGAGAAAAAGCCTTTTACACCTTCTGTGGCTTCTAATGCTTTGTTCTTCATGTTATCTGCCATGCCAGTTACACTTTCTGTAACTCCAGATGCCATGTCTGATACTTTGTCTTTAACTCCGCCTGTAATACTTGAAATAGTTTCACCTACATCTTTTACACCATCGATAAAGCCTTTAATCTTTTCTACAATTACTTCGATTGCATCTGATACAGCTTGAATAGTTGTTTTTAATACAGGTAATGCTTTTTCATAAAGAGGGCCTACTGCTTCTAATAAACTTATTAGTGCATCTGCAACGAAACCAATGATAGGGAATAATACATCTGTTAAGACAACTCCTAATGCTTCAAATATAGGTTGTGCCGCTTGAAATCCCTTTTGAACTTTCTCAATGATAGGCGGTAATGCCGCTAATGCATTCTCTGCCAGTTGAACTAATAATGGTAGTAACGGAGTAATAGCTTCCGTCATAACTTTACCAAGAACTTGTCTAATTCTTTCCATTGTATCGCCAAATACTTCTGCATTCTTTGCCGCGTCAAGCGGGACAATGTTTGTATTTGCCGCTACATCTTTAAGTGCTTCTTCAACACTTGTTCCGTTTGTTGCTAAGTCTTGGAAGATACCTACAATCTTTGGACCAACTCTTTGTCCTAAAATCTTTGATGCTTCATCTATTGATAGCGTTCCATCTTGGACTGCTGATGCTACACTTTCAAATAGTTCTGGTGCAGTTTTCAAATCACCGTTCGCATCCATTACGCTGTCGCCTAACTTACCCATAATCTCAGCATATGCCTTATTACCTTTGGCACCTTCTGCTAATCTTAGTTGTAAGTTGTTAAATGCTCTATCTGCCTCTTGTGCTGATAGACCACCTTCTGCTAATAGTTGTGAAGCTACTTGAAATCCTGCAAATCCTTCTTCTGTAGCGGCTCCCACTGCTCTGGCTCGTTTTGCTAAGTCATCCATCTCTGCAATTCTATCATTGATTGCAGTGATACCTTTGAATACAGCAAAACCTGCCGCCGCTACACCAAGAGCGGCTTTGATTTTGCCACCCATTCCTGTAAAGCCACCGCCTGTAGTTGCCGCGGCTGATGTTACTCCAGCTAATTTACCTTGAATATTACCTAACGGACCGGACGCTTGGTCTGTGGCTGAGATTATTAGATTTATGTCGCTCATTCTTTTGCTCTCTCCTTAGTAATTCAAAGTATGCACCCCAATATGTAATTTCTTGGACGCTAAATTGCATCACTTCTTCTACGCTTTTGCCTAACTCTTTTGCGAGGAAGAAGATGAACCGGAGCTCTGCGTCCTTTTGGAGTTTCCCACCGGGTCTCCACCTGCTTCAGCTACTTTATCGCTTTCGCCCATAGCTGTTACAATTTTAAGGATTACATTAGGATCCACTTGGTTCATTAATACTGGTTTTTCCATCTTTGAAAACATTTTGTTACCGTTTTCATCTAATGCACGGATCAGTAGCATTTCTACAAGAGCGTCTGCTGATTTACCTGCATTTTGTAATTCAATTACTGCACTTTGAGAAGCGAAGTTTAGTCCTCCTACTTTCCAATATACAGTTGTATCCCATTCTGGCACTTCAAAACTTTCCATGCCTTTGTTTGAGATTTCTGCAAAGTGTGACTTTGCTTTAGTTAAAACTTTACTCATTTGAATAGTCCTCTTTTCTTTGGTTTATATTTACCAGTCTTAGCATATTGTTGAATACGCTGTATTGCTGGTTTAGTCATACCCTCTGGTGCTTGGTCTGAATGACCTTTATCCAAAGGTTCAATATAAGGGACAGCATTACTAATAATATTAGTATCACCGCCCCTCATAATTTGCCATCCGCTTTGGGCTCTGCCTGTATCTACTGGAGTAAGTTGCCTTACTTCCTGAAATAAGTCATTAGTAACCTCATTCAGCACTTTTTTCATTGCTTTCTTAAGATCCACCTTGCCCTTAACGAATACTTTCATTTTATTGTCCGTTAGTAGAAGCTGTGCCGTGGTCGATTGTAATTGCACTTGTGCCTGTTACACCGATTGTTGCCTCAACCATACCATCTACTGATGCAGTTATGGATCTACTTGTGATTAGACAGTTACCTTGATAACCGATTTCATATTGGCTATCACCTGCTGGCCAGAACTTGATAGTTACTTCGCCTGTTCCAGGTTTTAGGTTTGCGTCTGCACCACTTGATCCAGAACTTTCTGAGTAGTCTGATCCTGCTGTATCATCGATTGTCCAGAAGACATCGATTGAGCCTGACCATGAACTAAAAGTAGGTTTGTTTGTTCTGAACGCTACACCACCGGTATTCATAGTTGTAGCATCGATTACTTCTTGCGTTTCTTCAAAGTTGAATGAACGAATAGATGCAACCGCTACATTATCGATATACACGATACCTTGCGATCCAGAAAAGATATTTAATGCCATTGCTGGTCTCCTCTATGTTAAGTGTTGCCTTTATTGTAAGTGTATTGAACACTTACAGTCATTGTTTGCCTTATTGTAGGATACGCAGTTTCCTGTATATCCCCAACCGTTACTAATTCAGTTAGTTGAGCATTTCCATCTCGGGTTCTATCTGCTTCCAGCTTTTCTTCAATGGCTTCGATGATATTGGACATCTGTGTTTGAACATCTGTCGTTTTCTTCTTGCCATCGATATGAACTGTGATGTCGATAGTGAGAGTTGATAGTCTCCATTCTCTTGCAATATCTTCTTTAGTTTCATCAGTGATTTCTACACCGACAAAAGGATAAGCCGTTCTTGCAAGCCTTTGAAAATCTTCTGGCTTAGTAGAAACTTTACCAAGGCGAGGCGATTTAATAGTTTTTAGTTTCGCTACGATATCATCTAAGATTAATTTTCGCTTACTATCTGCCATTATCTATATAACCTCTCTTTGATATATTCTACTTCACCTGCCTCATAATTTCCATCACCGTCTAAGTCATAGGAAATCCCTGCGGCAAGAACCGCAGAGAATTCTTCTGAATATCTTTCTTTGTAGAAAGACATCTGACGCTGAAAAGTATCATTGTCCTGAAAATTAGAAAGTCTCGGTAGAATGTAATATGCTAAAGCATGATAAATGGTTGCTCGTTTCCACTCTGACGCAATTAGTTTTGTCGCATCGAATAGTGCTGGATCATGTGTAATGTTCCACCAATCTGATTTAATGCGTCTTTGTATATCACCTGTTGAACGAAGTAATTCTTCATCAAAGGTCTCTACACCATGGTCAAAGATGTCGGGAACAATCTTTACCAAATCTTCATCTGTAGCATATGAACTCATTCTGGTCTCCTAACTTAAATTATTATGCGTTCTCGTCAATGATTAGAACACCACGGTTAGCGGCATCGATTGCGGCTACACCTGCATGTAGAGATGCAACTACATCTGAACCTACTGCTTCTGCTCTACGGGCGATTTCTACATCAACATTTTTCTGCATACCAATTCTGAATGCATCTGCTGAGAATACTGCCGCTTGAACATTATGTGAAGATAAGCCTACATTAGCATCTGTTAGGTATGATGTTACGAACATATCTACACCTGCGATTGTGCCTAAGAAGCCTGTGTCCATTGCTGTATCTTGGAACTTACCACCTGCGAAAGATTGAGAACCAATGTCGTCCATTAATTCTGCATATACTGCCGCATTTACAAGACCGAATAATTTACCAGTCTCACCGTTTGCACGGATGTTACCAATTGCTCTCATAATTTCTTTGACTGTTAGGTCACGAGAACTTTCTGCGTTTTCTTGCTCTGTGCAAGAAGCCATAGCCGCCATAACATCTAAGTCAAATTTCTTTGCAACTGCGTTACCAAGAACACGACCGATTTCTGATGGATCAACTGCACCTAAATCTCTTAGGACAGTTCTTGCCGCATAAAGATTAGATACGATTGTATTTTTTGTTCCACCTGGAGTAGTTACTGTTACATCTACGCCTGGATCTGCTTCTGTTGAGATTTTAGATGCATCTACTGAAGTTAATTCTGGAACTTGTAGAACACCGTTTGGTGCATTCACTACAGGGATGATGTTACCACCTAAGAATAGTGATGCTTCATGTGCCGCATAAACTGTAGCGGCTTTAACTGGGACAATTAAACTGTCTGAGTTAATTACCGACATATATTGGTCGGTTGCTGTGCTGTTTTGTGCCATTTCTGGTCTCCTCTATTATAATTTACCTGCGTCTTTTAAGGCTTTATACTTTGCCCTATCAGCAGGTTTGCTTAAGTCTAATGAACCTAATTCAACTGCGGTTCCAGTATTTACTGAACCAGTTGAACCTTGCGAAACAACGCCGCCAGGAGTGCTACGAAGAAAATGTGGGTTATTGTCTAACCATTCATTTACATAACTCTCTATCTTGCGAGGTTCTGCTGTTTCTGGATCGTATTGGACATTTCTATCTTTATCAAATACGACAGGGCGACCTGTTTCATCTAAACCTACATTTGCTTTCAATAGTTGTGCAACTTGTTCTGGATTAACGGCATTCCTTGCGGATGCTGTTGCCAATAGAGTGCCATCTACTTTCATGCTTGTAAGTTCTGAACGAAGTGTTGAAATCTCTGATGTATATTTCTCTTTTTGAGATTTAAGAATATCATCGAATTCTTCACGCTTTTTCATCGCCTCTAATTCACGCTCTTCCTCAGCGGCTTTCAAAGATTTATATTCATTCATATCAATATCTGAGAAACGCCTTTTGTATTTCTCTAATCTTGCTTGAACGATTTTATCTACATCTGCCTGAGTAAAGTTACGCTCTTCCTGGTGTTCATTATTGCTTTGATTTTGAGGAGTAGCACCAGTATCTACTTCTTTATCAATCCCGCTTGTCTCGGTCATATCGGTCATACCTATTATCTCCTTTTATTGTATGTATTTATACAACTTATTTTTTGCCTTTTTTAGGCTTTTCTTTCTTCCCAGATCCTGCGCCTGATGACCTTCTGCCACCACCTGAACGCCCTTTACCTGGGTTAGAATTCTTTCCACGCATGATAACTGCTGGGTTAATCTCTGCGATATTAACTGTTTGTATCTGCATTCATATCTCCTCGAGCCTTATCTAAATCTGCTTGTGATAGTTCTGGATGTAAATCTAACATTTGTTCATCAGATAATCCTTCTTGTATCATAGATTGTATATGCTCTTGTCTATTTTCTGCTGTAGTTGTAGGATGTTCCATTGCTGGTTCTTCTGCAACCATTTCATTATCACCATCTATTTCTGCAAAGATATCATCTAACTTGTCGCCATCTTTGATTGTAATCTTAGCGATTTGTTTGTGCATCTCTGCGATATACATAGGTGATGTAATACCCATCTTAAGTGATTGTCCTAACAGGGCTAAGTCTGCATGTTCATCTCTTAAGTCAAATGTCTTTTGATATTCAATATTGAATTCTTCATCAGGTTGCATGTTTGACCATTTCCAGAATAGTTTCCAAATGTTCCATTCTGTTGCTTCCATCTTGGCTGACTTATCTGCCAATCTTGCATTTAATTGTTCAAACTCTGTAGAAAGAGCAATGCCTGATTTTACACTTAGACCTTTTGCCGCCATGATTGCACCTAAATTGGTTGCTCTTAAGAATGCTTCAATATGAACTTTTATCATATCTACAATGCTTCCAATGTTTGTGCCTGACGGTTCAATTAAGTATGGTTTTAGTGCTGGATCAACTGCATTATCTAAATTGATAACAGATCCTGCACCTGCTGTAGCTTGAACTTCTTGTGTCTTAACTAAAGTCGGGTGGTTAGATATTCTAACTGCCTGTTCAGCTTCCGAAAGTAAGTTAAAACAAACTTGTTGTATTTTTGCAACATCGGCAATATCAGTTTGTCCTACTCCTGGATATTGTGATGCGTTTGCATAATGAATTACGAAAGGGACTTCTCCGATTGCATTTTCATAAATCTCTGATCCTACAATCTCATCTTCTATAACATGATAGACAGCG